CCGTTCCGTTTGCTATAATAGCAATGTCGGCACTTGTGTATTACTGGATAATGTTTTTTAAATTCATAACTTCAAAAAGATAAAAAATGGCAAAAGAAGATTATTACACATCAACAGTTGATGGTGCAGCGGGATGGGCAAGATGCCACGCTGAACCAGACTACGATGACAGACCCTCACCCTGGGACCTTAATGACTGGCCTGACGAAGACGAAGAGAATGAAGAAGAGGAGCCTGGTTTTCATGATGAGGATGAGTGTAACTGCTCAGATCCTGGATGCCCCTGCGGAGGAACTAAAAGAGGAGGAGTGTGATGAAAGTAGAAATGGCATTCACACTAACAGTCGATGTCCCGACAGAGGATTTTGACGAAGCAGAATCACTGGCACAGGACAAGGCAATATCAATCATCGCTCAGACAGAGTACGCTACCGGCTACCGGCTTAAATACCGGCCCACGGCATTATCCTTCGCACCTGAGATTGATGTTCAAATGAAGAAACTTTTTGACGCTAATTAATTAAACAGACAATTAAAAAACTTAAAGACATGACATTGGATGAACTCTTAAAACGGGCCGAGATAGTATCAAAAATTGCTTTTGTCTTATGTGTTATACTGATAATATTAGTTTTCATTAACACCTTCATATTAAATTAATTAAACAGACAATGGAAAAATCAGAATCAATCAAAGAACTCGCCAACGCCCTGTGCAAATTCCAGGCAGAGGTTGAGAAGATTAAAAAAGGAGCAACGAACCCTTTCTTTAAATCTAAGTACGCTACCCTTGCCGACATCCTTGATGTCATACGGCAACCACTCGCAAATAATGGACTCTCATTCGTGCAGTTTCCTAAAGGTGTTCACAGCCTTGAGACAATGCTTATGCACACTTCAGGTGAATACCTTGCGGAGAGCTACGAAATGAGGCCTACAAAAGACGATCCTCAAGGAGCGGGTTCTGTTATCACCTATCAGAGAAGATACGCCCTGGGGGCTGTATTAGGCCTTAATATCGATGAGGATGATGACGGGAATAAAGCATCAGCTCCAGTATCACCTAAAGAAGTAAAGAAAGACCTGTTGACTCCTGACCATGTGAATTGGGATAAGGCGGTTAAGTATGTGTCAGACGGGGGAAACATAACAGACCTCACAAAGAAATACATCATTGACGGAAAAACTGAGAAACTTTTAATAAACGCAGCTACACATGAGTAAACTACTATTCGGCAAAATCAACTTGTCAAAGATTGACAAGACAAAACTTTTCAAAGGTGAAAAGGGAATCTGGATGGATCTTACGATCTGGCTTAACGACAAACCCGACAACTACGGGAATGATATGAGTATTGAACAGGCAACCAAGCAGGGCGAAGAAAAGATCTACATTGGGAGCGGTAAGTACCACACACCTAAAGAACCTGTTCCGGCAACTGAAGACGATGTTAAGGATTTACCTTTTTAATTAACAGACAAATGGAAACAGCAATCAGCACACTATCTGTACTCCCTTCAAACAGGGATCAGATAAGAAGCTTTTCCCGTCAGCTTAAAGACGAGATACTATCGGGTAACACCGACCCTTTAAAAGCCCTTGTGCAGCTTAAATTCATTGAAAAGATGCTCGAGGACATCCTAAAAGATGAAGAACTGGACCGCCTCTTTGTTAAGGAACTTCAGTTATACGGCAAAGAAAAAGTTGTTGAGATTGCCGGGGCGAAGTTGATGCAGACAGAGGTAGGCACCAGGTACGATTACGAAGCCTCTGGCGACCCGAAGTGGTTTGACCTGAAGAAACAGTCAACCGAGGCATCAGAACGCCTTAAAGAGCGTGAGAAGTTCCTTCAGACGATCCCTTATGACCAGGGGGTTGTTGACCCTGACACGGGTGTATTCATTACACGGCCACCGAAGACAAGCAAAACAAAAGTAAAGTGTGTATTATAAAACATAAAAAACAGAAACTCAATAACCATTATTATTATGAAAACAGAAAAAAAGGACGGATACTATTTGATTATTCTTTCTGAGGAAGAAATGAATCAATGGATGGGTTCCGGAAGCGAAAACTTGAATCATCAAGCTAATGTAAATCCTTTAAAGGGATTAAGGAAGAATACTGTAGATTTTTATCACAGGTTGAAAAATAAATTTGGAACAAATGTAAAGATTAATTGGAAAGAACCTTATGTGATAGAAACTAAACGTGAATTATATGTGAATTACAATGCACTAAATAGTTTGAAACAGAGGGGTTTAATCGAGATTGTTAAAAAAATGAATAATGGAAGTGGAAATATTGACCACTTTACAATATTGTTCTGATGAAACTTGAAGCAATAGCGGTTAAGGAAGACGGGAAAGCCTTTCGGATAATTAACAGGGAACTTCTTTATAAGGAGCTGACTGAGTTACCGAAAGGCCGTTACCGCCTTATCATTGAGAAATACAGAAAGAAGAAGTCTAACCCGCAACTTGGTTATCTGTTCGCCTGTATTTATCCTTATGTGCTACGAGGATTGAATGATTTAGGATGGGAGTTTACAAGTCTTGATGAGGTAGATGTTGAATGTAAAAAACGATTTGCCTCACAAGAAATCATAAACAGGCATACGGGCGAAATAATGGAGATACCGGCTCTTAAACGTGACATGACGACAACAGAGTTTGCTACCTATGTCAACGCCATCCGTGACTGGGCATCCGAATACCTGAATGTTTACATCCCTGAACCGGGGGAACAAACGAAACTTTTTGAAAATGAGTGAACGAACATTACACCGTGCGGTATGTGATTATATCCGCTTACAATATCCTAACGTAATATTCAATTCTGACCTATCAGGGGCCGGTAAACTTACGATAGGACAAGCCACAGCATTGAAGGCCCTCCGATCCGGAAGGGGTTTTCCAGACCTTGTAATATACGAGCCGAGGGATGATTATCACGGCTTATTTATTGAGCTGAAACAGGAAGGGACAAGGGTGTGGAATAAAAAACTCGCTGGAGCCACGCCTCATATCGAGGAACAAATACAGATGTTGGAAAAACTCAACGATAAAGGTTATGCTGCCTGTTTTGCAGTAGGCTTTGATGAAGCAAAAACAATAATTGATAACTACCTATCATGAAACACTTCTACACTATTGAACTGGGACAGACTAAGAAGCGGGTACACTGCGGGATAGTCCGGCTGTTTATCGAAGCCTTCCGCCTTGCTTTTCACTCCGAGGATTGGCGGGTAAGTATAAGGACATTCTGTCACGATGAATTAAATGGTTTGGCTATGAACTGAAAGCCGAACCACAAAAGATAATTAAAAGTACAAACCAAACAGAGGCTTTTTGTTTATAGCCTTTGTTATAAAACGTTTTATTATGGAATTATTTGATTGCCCGACTTGTGGGCGTGGTGGGTGGACAACCTACGAAATAGAAGATGGCTTATGCCCTTGTTGTCAGCAAGAAGAGTTTGAAACAGAAGAAGAGTGGGAGGAAGAAGAGTGGGAGGAAGAAGAAAAATATCAGAATGATGGCTCTTAAATGTTTTATAACGGTTGAGGCTAAGAGCAGTTGCCTAAAATACTGCTCAAAATTTGCACTATGCTTGATGGCAATTGCTTTTAGCCTTTGTTAGTGGCTGGTGCGTAAAATGAAAAAAATGGTAAAATCAGCACTAATTGAAGCAAAAAAGCTCTTAGACTTTTACATTGAAAGTACAGACGATTTAAATGTAGAACAAACCGAAAGTGTAAAGCACTTCATAAAAGCATTAAAAGCTGGATGTGGCTGTGATGATTATAATGGATTTGACTGTGGATGTGGTAAAAGAGCTTTTTTGTGTGATGAAGCATTGAAAGAGTTAGATGCCAGCACTTGCCACTAACTACCTATATGTCTACTAAAGGTGGACATAACCTATCAAAATAGAAAATAACAATGAAAGACAACAAATCAAAGCAGATAGCCATCCTTGAACGGATACTAAGCTATGCAGAGTTTAAAAAGAAACACCTGCCTGAACTGAAGGTAATGGCTGAGAAACTTAAAAAATTGAGAGATGAAAATAGTTTACATAGCACACCCACTAAGCGGTGATATTGAAGGGAACCTATCAAAAGTGAGCGATATTATACGTTACATAAACCTGACAGAGCCGGATATATTGCCCTTTGCTCATTACTTCGTTGACTGCCATGCCTTAGATGATACAATTCCAGAGGAAAGGGAGCGTGGAATAAAGAATGATATAGCCCTGCTCAAAGCTGGATTTATTAACGAAGTGTGGTTATATGGCGATAGGATAAGCAACGGGATGAGGCACGAAATAGAACTTGCGGAAAGTCTTAATATTCCAGTTATCCCAAAGTCGCCCTCAACTAAACACTTTTACGTTAAATGAAACCTACTAAAATGATACCACAAATTAAATGTCCTATCTGCGGAAACACCGAAGTCTACCGCATCAGCCGGTTAGTCATCCCTGAACCGGGAGGACGGGAAACAGTTTATGTCGACTACTCGCTGGCACGTTCCGAGGAACCGGGGAGCTATGAATGTGTCGACGGACATCAGTTTAAAATAGAGAGAGAATATGAGACACGGCAGTTTGTTTAGTGGTATAGGAGGCTTCGACCTGGCTGCCGAATGGATGGGATGGGAGAACGTGTTTCACTGCGAGTGGAACGAGTTCGGACAAAAAGTTTTAAAATATTACTGGCCTAATGCAATAAGTTATGGAGATATCACAAAGACAGATTTTACTATTCACCGAGGACAAATTGACATCCTTACCGGAGGATTTCCTTGTCAACCGTATTCACTTGCAGGAAAACGAAAGGGCAAAGAAGATGAGAGACACCTCTGGCCAGAGATGCTTAGAGCAATTAGAGAGATTCAACCAAGTTGGGTCGTGGGCGAAAACGTTCCTGGCATCGTTAATTGGTCAGGAGGGTTGGTATTCCACGAGGTGCAGACTGACTTGGAAGCTCAGGGGTACGAAGTATTCCCGTGTATATTGCCAGCTTGCGGTGTCAATGCTCCCCATAGAAGAGAGAGGGTCTGGTTTATTGCCCACAATAACAACGCAAGAGATAGAGCACCCCACAATGAAATTAACGGACACAGGCAGAAGGATAGCGAACAATGGCAGCAGTCACAGTCTGAATCTTGCGGATACGGCAAGGATGTTGCCAAGAGGATTAATGCCAACCCCTCAAGCAATGGAGTCTCCAAGCAAAACAGAAAAGATGATGGAATTAAAAGAAAAGGGATTGCCATTAATGAGCAGATCAATGGGAGACAACAGTCGCCAATTCAATTTAAAAGACTGGATGATGTATTACGACTTACTTCCGACACCGAGGGCTTGCGAATCAATAGAACGCAGGAACATGAAGACCATTGTGGACAAGGTGGAGAACGGAGGAGATGTGACATTGACAACACTTGCGAAATACAAGGAGGGGATGTTACTTCCGACACCTGCGACCAGGGATTACAAGGGAGGAAAATCAACGGAAACATTACAGAAACGAAAGGACAGGGGGAATTTTATGGAAACATTGCCGGACAAGTTTGCCATAGGTGGGAAGACTTCCCAACTCAACCCCCGCTTTGTAGCAGAAATGATGGGGTTTCCACCGGACTATCTGGAATTACCTTTTCTAAACATAGAAATGAAAGCATAAAGGCATACGGAAACGCCATAGTTCCCCAAATCGCATTTCAGATATTTAAAGCAATAGAATCAGTTGATAATTTTGTTGAAAATAATACATATAGATAGTTCTATTGTAAAAGATAATAGTTATATTTGTGTTGTACTTTAACCGAAGCGAGATGAATAAAGTAACTTTTTATTTGACATATTGCCCTCACTGGGGTAAAATAAGCACAAGAACTGTACGAGTCGCTTCGGGGTTTGAGTGCTTTTTTACTTTCCGGTGGGGGCTTACTATTTAAAAACAAAAACAGAAAAGATGAAAGTAAAAATTAAAGACCTTTATCCAAATCCCTATAGGGATATGGATAATTACCCGATAAATCGGGAAAAAGTTGAAACCTTAAAAGCATCAATAAAGCAGACAGGATTCTGGGATAACATTGTTGCCAGAAACATGGACGGCAAAATTCAAATTGCTTACGGACACCATAGATTAACCGCACTTCGTGAAGCTCTGCCGTGGGATACTGAAGTTGATATTCCTATCAAAGATTTACCTGATAGCGTCATGATACAGATAATGGCAAATGAGAACATGGAAGAATACCGCACTGGCCCTGCTATCATTGATGAAACGGTGAGGGTTGCAAAGAAATATCTTGAGGAACACCCTGAGGAGGCAATAAAATATGGTGATTTATCAAAGATGAAACATGATAGTTCCGTGGGACGTTCATCTATTTCACGCTTCCTCAACTGGCCTGAAAGCCGTGTATCCTATTCACTTGAACGGCTCAATCTTGAAAAGTCGGGAATGGTAAATAGACAGGCTATAAACAAATTGCCAACGGAGAGAAGTGCAAGAGATTTTGTGAAAGCTGCCCGAAAATGGGAATTACCAGTTGAAGAACATGAATCAGTAGTTGATGAAATAATGCGTACCGAGAACTATGGCTTCGACCAGGTTGAAAAAGTGGTATCAGAAGCTAAATATAAGAATAAACCTAAAGAAAGAAAGGAGGAGTATGAAAGAGAAATAAAGACAATTCAATTTAATAATTATTGTGTTAGCGTGTTCGGTAAATCTGTTGATCTGCATAGGCAGTTAGATATATTGATTGAACACAAAGAACAATTTAATTATTTATCAATGAGTGATGTTAAAGATGCAAGGACAAGATTAGAAATGCTATCGTCTTTGAAAAACCTTGCCGGAAGAATTAACAAACTAATAGACTTGATAAAAGATGAAAACAACAGCAATTAAAAGAAGAATTTTAAACGTACTAGTCCAATACAAGGACAGAAGCTATTTAACTATTTCTGAAATTGCAGAACTTTCATACGGTTCTGCTTATATCAGAGATACTAAGAGACATCTTGATGCCCTGGTAAGGCGAAATATCTATTCAGTAATGGATTTAGCTATTGAAAATGATATGATAATTTTGCCGGTAAAACAAAGGAATAAGGATTCAGGAGAAATAGAAAAGAAGATTGTAGGATATAAGATTGCAGGTAAAGAAGATTCAGAATACATAAGTCTTTTATTGGAAGACAAAGAGAAAAGAGCGAATGCTTATGTGTTGTCTTATAATAAAACTTTATCGGAACTTGCGGACAGAAAATTGCTTGTTAATGGCAAATATGAATTAAAGATGCTTCAGTAATCTTTATATTAATTACCAACCCTGATAACTATATAACATCAGGGTTGGTTTAAATCAAATGGAATGGCTAAGCGATTTATTGACACGGGACTTTTCGACGATGACTGGTTCATGGACTTGTCTAAAGATGCGAAAATATTATGGATATATTTCCTGACTAAGTGTGATCATGCAGGAATGTTGAAACTAAACGCAAGGCTTTGCGAAGTACAGACCGGAATTAAAGACTTAAACGGAATAATTAAACTGTTAGGTAACCGTATCATAACAGTTAGCGAACGGTTATATTTCATTCCTAAATTCCTTCAGTATCAATATCCTGGCTTTCCTTACTCAAAAGCAAAGGCACAACTTTCAGCTATTGAAATACTAACTAAGTACGGGCTTTTCGAAGATGGAAAATTAACGGTTGGGGAACTGTTACGTAACAGTTATAGCAATAACAACAACAATGGCAATGGCGAAAGCGAAGACGAAAGCCCGGAAAACAAAGACAGACTTATAATCCCGCCAACTTTCGAAATGGTTGATAGGTATTGTAAGAAAAGAAACAACGGAATAGACCCGCAATATTTTATCGACAAGAATACTGCTGCCGGATGGACTTATGGCAAAAATAAAACAAGATTAGTAGACTGGCAAGCTCATATAAGAACATGGGAGAAAAATAAAAAAGACTGGGAACAGGAAAAAAATCCTACTCCTATAATTCCACACTTTTCATCCGGCCCTGATAAATGATAACACCCGATAGAATATTACCGCATAACATTCAACTTGAGAAATCAGTCTTAGGGATATGTCTTGTATATCCTGACACAATAAACAGTGTTCGATTAAAGCCGGATATGTTCTACGATGACAAGCATAAGAAGATATTCCAGGCCATGCGGGAAGTATCTTCTAAGGGTGCGTGTGACCTGATAACTGTCACGGAACAGCTACGAAAGTCAGGGATGTTAGATTTTGCCGGGGGTGCAATGTACATCACGAAACTTACAGAACAGATATTCTCAGACCAGCAGGCTGAACAGTATGCGATGCTTATAAAAGAAAAATACCTTCTTCGTGAATACATACGCATCTCATATGAGATAATTGATAAGTCGTATCAGGAAGACATAAGCGATGTGATAGAACACGCTGAAGGTTCTTTATTTCGCTTATCTGATTTTACGCAGTCAAAAGAGCCGAGGCAGATAAGCAACTGTATTGACGAACTGCTGAAAGATGTAGAGAAGATATACACAAAGGAAAAATCACTTATAGGCATACCTTCAGGATATACTTCTATTGACAGAAAGACCGGAGGCTGGCAGCCGGGGAACCTTATCATCATAGCAGGAAGACCTTCAATGGGCAAGACAGCACTTGCACTTGCACTTTGTCAAAACTCTGCGAAACTTAATAATCCTGTCGGATTGTTTTCACTTGAGATGTCAGATAGTGAGATAGCAGCCAGGTTCCTGTCATCCGTTTCTGGATATACAAATGTCCAGATAAGAAATGCAGATATAAATCTTGATGACTTAGCATTAAAGAGCAATGACATAGCGGGGCTTCCTATTGTGATAGATGACACTCCGGGACTGAGCCTCATGGAAATGCGGAGCAAGGTAAAAAAGATGATACTGAAGTTTGGAGTTAGTCTTGTCATTGTTGACTACTTACAGTTAATGACAGCAGAGGCCGGGAACCGGGAGCAGGAAGTTGCAACCATTTCCAGGGGGTTGAAGGCGATAGCAAAAGAGTTTAATATCCCTGTCATAGCATTGTCACAGCTTAACAGGGAAGTAGAAAATAGGGCTGATAAGAGGCCACGTCTGGCAGACTTGCGGGAATCAGGGGCTATTGAACAGGATGCTGATATTGTCTGCTTTATTTTCCGGCCGGCCGTCTACGGTATCAAGTCGTTGGTAATCGACAAGGATGAAATTCCTTCCAGCGGGATGATACTTATTGACTGTGCAAAGGACAGAAACGGGGCATTGTTTACTATTCCGCTTTATCACAACGATTCATTAACAATAATACAGGAAGAAAAATTTAATAGTCCATTTTAAATTTAAAGCTATGGAAACACAAAACAAGCGAATCGAAGCATATCTAATGTCAGGGAGAACCTTAACCCCCCTTGATGCTCTGCATGAGTTTAACTGCTTCCGGCTGTCAGCCCGTATCTACGACTTACGCAAGCGGGGCTTAGATATTGAGAGCCGTCGCCGGAAGATAACCAGTGACGGGGAACAGAAAGTAGTAGTTGAATATAAACTGAAGAACTGATATGGAAACGCTTGAACTTGAATTACAACAGGCTCAATTAGATATTGAGGCAATGTTGATAATGGGTGCAACACCCGCAGAGGTGGCATTGAAAATGATTCAAACCCGAAGAATGACATCAACTACTTATGAGGGTGCAGATAAGCCAACGCTTAAAAAAGCTGTTTGTGATGAATTTAAAATTTCAGAGAATTTGCTCTTTGTTAAAACCAGGAAGCGGGAAATTTCTAATGCTCGTCAGGTGTATGCTTATGTGCTTGTAAAAGCAAAAAAAATGAGCGACAAAGAAGTTGGCAGAATATGTGGACTTGACAGAACTACTGTAATATATTGCGTCAAGACTGTTGAGGGGTTTTGCGAGACAGAAAAAAAATATCGTGAACTTATCCCGAGGCTTGTGAAGGATGTTGAACTTGGATTTTTGGAGGTTTAAAATATGAAACCAAAAACTAAAGACGAAAAGCCGAAGTATCACCACAAAATGAATATAGGCGACTACGGTGAGATAAGCTTCACGCTCCGTAAGAAGCGGAAAATACCTATTGACGGGGATTGGTATATCACGACAGGATTCATCCTTCGGGGTGAGATTGCTGATATAGACAGTAATAATGTCCTGATAATCGACAACGACGGCATGATATATATTCCTCGAAAGAAAGACATACGTTCCTTTGAACCGAAAGAGCGTATTAAAAATCAATAATATACGTTAAAGTTGTAAACTAAATCAATAAACTATGATTTGTAAAAGATGTGAAAGTCGAATGGTGAAGAACGGAACCTATATGAAAAATGGGGAACGCAGGCATGGATTGCCCGGTCAGAGTGCATGGCTTGTTCATCCCAAACACGGGGAGTTTAACAGAATAAATTTTAACCTTTAATGTTAATAAAAATAGATATATATAGTTCTATTGTTAATCAATTATAGTTATCTTAGTAGTGGTTTTTTGTGGGTTGGGTTAGTGCAGGGGCGGGTGAGAGTCCCGCCCTTTTATCGGAGTTCTTTGAAATTAATGAAATTTGGCAGGATGCTAAAGCACATGGGAGTTTATCGCCCCGCAGTGCACCCAGTGTCGAGGGCAAGTCGTACCTCTGATAAAGGTTGGCAACATTCATGTTAGCTGTAAAAATTCGACACCCTGCCAATATAACGGGCGCATGGTCAAGCGAGGCAAGAGGCGAAAGCGAGTTGTCCAAAAACCTAAACGCCCGTTAAACTTATACAATGCCCCCGGAATATAAAAAGTGGCTAATCCGGTTGAGATTGCAGACGGGGGCCGGCAACAACGAACGTAAGCCCGGCCCCTTTTATAAAAAGACTATGGCAGACTACACATATATTGGCAGTAAGATAACAGACGAAGCATATAAGGGGAAACCGTGCAATGCTGTTCGCAGAAGAGACGGGAAATGTATCAGGGGTAAAAATGGGAGTATGCTTGTCGAATTTGACGGAGTGAGGGTTAATGTAATAGGGAGATTATTAAGGCGAATAAAATAAAATGGCAAAAGCAATTTTAAAATATGACTTATCTGATCCTGATGACAGGCTGGAACATCTGCGGGCTATCAAGGCAACTGACATGGCACTTGTCATCTGGGACTTCGTTTACAACTCAAAAAAGGGCATGGAGTACCAGATAGAGGAATACAAGTACGATGCCTACACGGTGCTTGACAAGATGCTTGAAATCTTCTCGGAGAAGCTTTATGAACACGGGATAATAATTGATGACTTGGTGGTATGAGAAAGGTAATCAGTGTAGCATTTCGGGAAGGGGAAAGCGTTTATCTCAAGGCAGCCCCAGAAACAGTCAGAATAGTGTCCAGTTATCTTGTCAGGCAGAAGTCAGTCACTTATGGACTTGCGAAGGAAGATGAGGAAACCTGGCATCAGGAGTGCGAGATTGAAAGGCTTCGGGGGAATGTGGTGATAAGAGGGTTTGGAAGATGAAGGCTCTAATTATTAATTTCAACAGATTAACGCTTACGATTAACACGGCTGATTGGTGCGCCTCGCACGGGATTGAGCCGATAATCATTGACAACGCCTCCGATTACGTTCCACTCCTTGATTATTATAACCATACACCTTATCAAGTTCTTAGACTATCGAAGAACTACGGGCATAAAGTACTTTGGGATTACCCGGTACTTCAGAAACTTGGCATAAAAGAACGGTTCATATATACTGATCCCGATTTAGATTATACGGGCATACCTGATGACTTCCTCGAAGTTTTAAATAAGGGACTTGACAAGTACCCTGTTAGCAAGTGCGGTTTCTCATTAGAGATTAATGACCTTCCAAATGATAAGGAGGGTAATTTCATCCGCTTTGGCCCGGAGGCTCCTTATTGGCAAAAGCCCTTAGATGAGATGTATTTTGATGCCTTAACAGATACTACATTTGCCCTTTATCGTTACCCTTTGAAAGAGTTTGGATATTCGGCAGTCAGAACTAACAGGCCATATACCTGTCGGCATATCCCGTGGTACTACAGGGATTATATGTCACTTCCGGAAGATGAAAGGTACTATTATCAGACAGCGCAGACAGAAGTTTCTTCGACAATCAAAAGATTAAGGAAATGCGGACGGCTATAGTGCTTACATACTATGAACGGAAGGTTCAACTTCAGAATACTATCAATTCACTGCATCAGTACAAGGGGAAAGACATTGTTATTGTCGTTGTTGATGACGGATCTATAAAAGAGCCGGCCAGTGAGTTGCTTCTTGAAAGTGGTATATTCCCTGCAAATGTTTTATGTGTAAAAAATAAGTCATGGGTTAATTCATCGGTCCCTTATAATATGGGTTTGGAGGTTGCCCTTGAATACAAGCCTGACATCATTTTAATTCAGAATGCAGAGTGTTATCATGCCGGTGATATTATAGGCCACGCAGAAAAGAACCTCACAGAATCAAATTACATAAGCTACGGCTGCTATTCTCTCCCGAAGGATAGCGAGATACCACCAAAGACGATGTGGCCCGTAGGGGCTTCATTTGACGGTGAGGGGGCATGGTACAACCATCCAATTTATAGAGCTGTTGGGTATCATTTTTGTTCCGCTATCACACCGGCTAATTTGAAAAAGGTTAACGGCTTTGATGAACGGCTGAAGGATGGCATAGCTTATGAGGATAATGTTTTCCTTCACCACGTCCGAAACCTGGGTCTGAAAGTCGAGATAACAGATGACCCTTATGTGTTTCATCAGTACCATTACGAAGAAAAGAACCGAGACCCGGAACTGATACGTAAGAATGCAAAGCTGTGGAATTACATCCGCACTTTAAACGAAAAGAGGGCTGTTCATAAAATAACACCTGACCTATGATAACACGTTTGATGATATGGGTAACGTCTGATTGCTCGCTTAACTGTCGGTGGTGTTCGCAAAAATACACCCGACGCAAGCATGAAGGCTATCAGATGTCAATTGATGAAATAGAATACATTGTCAACAACTGCCAGCGTCGGGGATTATATTTTGATGTCATTGAGATAACAGGAGGTGAACCGTCGTTATGGGAAAACCTTGAATATGGAGTAAGAAGGTTTGGTTATATCTGCGACACCGTAACTTTAGTGACAAACGGCAATAACCCGGAGAGGATTAAATCACTTGGATTGAAAGAATGGATAGTATCAACTTCACAAGCCACAGGGGAGCAGTTAGAATCTTATAAGGACACCCCCGCAATTTACAACACGCATGAACACAGGGAGCCTCCGACAGAACCACTTGAAGATGTATTACCGGCTGATTGTTGTGTGTCATTAACCCCTGACGGGGCCTGCCCTCAGAATCTTATCATGTATCTGAAGGGAAAAGTTTATTACTGCTGTAATGCTTACGCCTTGTCAGAGTTTACAGGGGAGGAAGGAATAGTCTGCTCGTTTGAAGATGACTTTAATGTTTTATTCTTAGATAAGACTTACGACAAAGAGATTTGTAAATACTGTATTTGTAACCATAACGTGTGGAACCGGTTATGATACCAAAAAAATGTCATCTGTATTGGGATGGTTCGCCAATGAGTTGGTTAAACCTTATGACTATTGATTCGTTTCATAAGTATAACCCGGATTGGGAGATTACCGTTTACTTAACAAAGCAGTCACCGGCAGAGATGGGGAAGAACACTTTCGTACCGGATTACACCGGCCCTGATTATCTTGACAGACTTGTTAATTACAATTATGTAGATATTAAGATAATTGACATTGAGGATTATGATGTACCGATAGAGGCTCATGCCTGTCAGGGATCGGATAACTTCAGAAGGGCTATCTTATTTCAGGAAGGCGGGGTATATTCTGATTTTGATACTATATGGTTAAAACCAATTTCAGATATTGAGAAAGTTGAATGTATTGGAAACCCGAAGGACTTTGAGTGTACGGTATCGTTTTACAAGATGACTTATGACTTTCATAATGTTTCAAATTTGATAGCAGAGAAGAACAGCCAGTTTATTAAATCACTTATTGACTTTTCAAAACTGATAACCCCGGCTGAGATAAAAGCCAATCACCAGGCATTAGGATCTGCGATGCTTAACAGGCTTTATCCTTCACTGTCAACTATACTTCCGAGGTTTCCTCGTGTGTTGGCTATTCCGTATGATACATTTTATCCGTTTTCAACCTACCATCTTGAGACATTATTCCAGCACAATAATCTTTCGTTCCTGACGGACAACACCCTTTGTGTTCACTGGTTCAATGGTAATAAGCTGGCGAAGGATTATATCAACAGGGAAGATTATTCCCGTAAGTGTTCAATGACTTCAATCCTGAAAAGAGAGGGTTATATATGAGAACACTCCAGATCATCTGTGTTGCCTATCAGAGGCCCAAAGAGATAAAGCTACTTATTTCCTCTTTTATTGTTCAGACTAATCCTAACTGGCTCTTATATATCATTCACGACGGCCCGACACCGCAGGAAATTACTGATACTGTAACAGAATTTCAGGATGAGCGTTTAATACTATGTGAGTCGAAGATCAGAAAGGGCAAATGGGGGCATCCTAACCGTAAGATGATGCTCGAAAAGATAAAATGTAACCCGGATGACCCGATTCTCATAACTAACGATGATAACTATTATGTTCGAACGTTTGTTGACAAGATGCTGACAGGGATGACTAAGGCGGTAGGAATGTGTTACTGCGATATGCTGACTAACTATTGTGACTATGACGTGGTACACTGCGTCCCGACAGTAAACTATATTGACATGGGAGCTTTTGTTGTCAGAGCTGATATAGCAAAGAAGGTGGGATTCAATAGTGTCAAGCTGGAGGCTGATGGTATATACGCTGAAGAAGTGGTTAAGTATTGCAAGGAGAATAATTACAGGGTGCTGAAGATTGATAAGGTGCTTTTTATTCACAATTAGTAATTTATTGATAATCAAGTGGGTGCAAAGAAAGGAAATAAGAATGCTGAAGTTTGGACTTTGAAAGAAGCTCAGGAGTTATTTGATAAAGCACTTGAATTATCAACTCAGGATGATTATGACTTCATCGGAGAGATAGCCCGTGATCTTGGCACTTATAGAGACGTATTTACATATTTGGTAAGTAAGTTCTCGGAGTTGGAAGACTTGTATAGTCGTATTTTATCTAACCTTGAGGCCAATTGTTTTTCGCACATTAAAAAGGGAAAGATCAAAGAAGCATCGGGGATAATGAATTTAAAGTCTAATTTCAAGTGGACGGACAGACAGGACCACACCGTAAGTGGTGGTGTGGAGTTACATTTTCCCGAACAATTTAAGAACGCATGAAGTATACCCAAAAGCAATTAGAGGCCGGTTTGTTGCTCAGCGAGGGCCCAAAGTATTGTCTTTTATACGGGGGCTCACGTTCCGGGAAGTCGTTTATCATCATTCATAACATCATTCTCAGGGCATTAAAAGAACCTGGTTCAAGACACCTGATTGTCAGATTTGCATTCAACCACGCCAAGCAATCATTATGGCATGATACCATTCCAAAGGTTATGCAGTTGTGTTTTAAGGGAGTGCCATCCACATGGAATAAGTCAGATTGGTTTATTGAATTTCCTAATGGATCTCAGATATGGCTCGGTGGTCTTGATGACAAGGACAGGACAGAAAAGGTATTAGGTAATGAATACGCTTCGATTTTTATTAATGAAGCATCGCAGGTAAGTTATGCCAGTTATGCCATACTATTAACAAGGCTGGCACAAAAGACGAAATTAGCGAACAGGATATTCCTTGACTGTAACCCCCCGTCAACTCAGCACTGGACTTATAAGCTGTTTATTCAGCACGTCAACCCTGACAGTAATGAACCATTAGACGGGAAGTATTACTCACACATGAGGATGAACCCGGATGATAACTTAGAGAACCTTCCGGAAGACTATATCGAGTCAGTACTTAACACCCTCTCCCACCGTCAGCAGAAAAGGTTCCGCTTTGGTGAGTTCCTTGATGATATTGAGGGGGCTTTGTGGACTTACGACATTATCGACAAGTACAGGGTGGCAGAGTTACCCTTAGATCAATATGGCAAGCCGGCATTAAAGACTATCGTCACAGCTATTGACCCGTCAGGTACTTCAACGCAGTCCTCAGATGAGGCAGGGATAGTGACGGCAGGGATAGGTTTTGACGGGCATTTTTACGTCCTTGATGACGTTTCAGGTATTATGTCACCTAACCAGTGGGCCACTTATGGGATAAGAAACCTGTATAAGTGGGAAGGTGACAGGATAGTAGCAGAGACTAATCAGGGGTGGGACATGGTTAAAGCTGTAATACATAACATTGACAAGACAGTAAGGGTGATAGATGTTGTGGCAAAGAAAAACAAGTTTGCAAGGGCTGAGCCCGTTGTCGGGCTATATGAACGGGGTCAGGTGCATCATGTGGGCCGGTTAGATAAGCTGGAGGATCAGATGACATCATGGGATAGTAGGGAGGCCAAAGAGTCGCCCGGACGTATTGATGCTTTGGTATATGCTATCACTGATCTGATGGGAAAAGGGAGGGCTTCATTTGTACTTAGGTGAAAAAAATTTGATAAATAAAATAGTTCTATGTATTAATATAATAGAATTAACGTTTAAATTTGGAAAGAAGCTTATGATATGGGTTTGATTGAGGCGTTAGGTAGAAGGCTTTTCAAGTCATATATAACTGATCTTCGCAGGTCGATTGGCAGCGAGGTCATCAGCGAGATGCTGAAGATGGTGCGGGGCCGGGCTATATACCCCCCTGATAACGTTGAGACATATATCGACAAAGGTTATCTGTTTAACCCTGTTGTTTATTCTATTGTCTCGTTTATTGCTCAGAAGGCCGGGGCTATCCCGTGGGGGGTGTATGAGGTAAAGAACAATAAAGCCCTTCACTCATACAAGTCAGCTAACTCGTATAATCTCAATACGAAAATCATCAAGACCAAAGCCCTTGTTGCACTCCCCGACCATGAGCTGAATGCTATCTTTTTAAAGCCTAATATCCTCCAGGGGTGGGCGGAGTTCTTTGAGCAGGTGGTAGGGTTCAAGTTGGTGACAGGGAATAGTTATATCCACATGATAGGGCCGACGGCGGGGCTGAATAAAGGATCAATAAGAGAGATGTGGAACATCCCCTCACAGATCATCAGACCCATCGCAGGGGGTCGCATGGAGCCTATTAAGGGATATAAATATCTTACTCAGGATGCTCCCATACCAGCAGAGCAGGTCATTCATCTCAAGTACTGGACACCGGAATACTTTAACGGTCAGAACCTGTTAGGGCTGTCCCCTCTTAGGGCTTCATTAAGACTTATCACAAAATCCAATTCATCTTTTGATTCAAGCGTGGGTGCTTTACAGAACCAGGGGGCTTTCGGTATAATATCAGCAGAGAAGGATACAGACCTGACAGAGGAACAGGCTGACATGATAGAGAGCCGTCTGAGGGAGAAGGTAGGGGGACCGGCTAACAGGGGAAAGAACATTGTCACATCCGCTACTCTGAAATGGCAACAGATGGGTATGTCCCCCGTGGACCTGAATATCATCGAGAGTGACAGGATGGATCTGAGGGCTTTGTGTAATGTTTACCATGTACCATCTGAGTTGTTCAATGACGCTGCGAACAAGACTTACAGTAACACGAAAGAGGCGGGGAGTGCTGTATATACCAATGCTGTCTTACCGGCCTTAAATCAATTCAGGGACGCTTTTAATCAGTACATCTCGAATAAGTATCCGGGGCTGTACTGTGATTACGATGCTTCGATGATCTCGGAATTACAGGATGACCTTCAGATGATGGCTTCGGCTTTGTCGTCTATCTGGTATCTGACTCCGAATGAAAAACGTGACCTGTTGAACTTCCCGGCTGATGAAGCTATCCCGCAGATGAACGAATATTGGGTTCCCTCGGGATTAATGCCTATGAGTGCAAGTATGGTAACTGATGAACAGCTGGAAGAAGAAGAAAAGAAATTAGGACTGTGACAACTGCTACCTACATACGGAACAACCGGGCCACATGGAGGGCGATACAACGGAGGCGGGACTCATACGAGGGTAAGTTCGCCTCCCTGTTCCGTATAACTTTAAACAGGCAGTTCAGGGAATTAGCGGATAGGATCAATGAACAGAATTACAACAGTCGGTTATTACTTGACACCATAACCCCTGATGCTATCTGGAAAAGGTATGAACAGCTTTATACACTTGTCGGGGCTGACTTCGCCAGGGAGCAGTACAATAGGCTTAAGGGCTTTGATCCTGACTTATTGACAAAGGAAGAAGATACCTGGTACAACTACCTGAGGCACTATGTCAAAAATCGCCTTTGGAAACGTATTGAAGCGGTTAACCAGACTTCAATAAACACGGCGGGAAGAATTATCAACGGAGTATTGGAGCAGTCAGTTACCGAGGGGTTAGGTGCTTATGAGACAGCGACAAGGATAAAAAAGGGACTTATTGAGGAAGGTATCAAATACAACCAATGGCGGGCTTTAAGGATTGCCCGAACAGAGATAATGACAGCCTCCAATATGGGGAGTTTCGAGGGGGCAAAATCTTCAGGCGAAGCACTGGAGAAATTCTGGATTGCTACTTATGACTCCCGTACCAGGGACACCCACATGGTTATTGAGGCTCAGAACCCTAAGATGATGAATGAGACTTTTCAGGTAGGGGCTTATCAGATGCAACATCCCGGTGATCCGGCAGGGGGAGCAGAGGAAGTGATAAACTGCCGGTGTGCGATAGCCTACAATGTAATTGGATGGTAAAGTATAAAGAAATGGAAAATTATTATTTAACTAAGAATGTATTTGAAGGAGCGATAAAAGATGTTGATGTGCAAACCGGCATTGTCACAGGTTATTTTTCAGTCTTTGGTAATCTTGACAGCGACGGGGATATAGTTCTGCCGGGTGCATTCAAAAAGACTATACGGGAGAACGGGCCGGACAGCTCGAAGCCCCGCATCCTTCACCTGTATATGCACGATCCATCGAAGATACTGTCAAAGCCTCATGTTCTGAAAGAGGACAAGCACGGATTATATTTTGAATCGAAGATCTCAGAAACCTCGTTAGGCAAGGACGTTCTTCAGCTTTACCGGGATAAGGTGTTAACAGAACACTCCATAGGCTATCAGATAGTCAAAAGAGAAGTGGACGAAAGCGGTAAGGAGCGTATTCAGAAACTTGTCGAACTAAAGTTATGGGAGGGATCGACCGTAAGTTGGGGCGCTAACATGGAGGCGCTTGTCAGTACTGTTAAATCCGAGGGCAAACAGGGAAAGACATTCGAGATAATAATAGAAAAAATAAAAGCTCTTGAGTCTGCTATCAAAGGTACATATACCGATGATACAGCACGTGAGCTCGAGATACAGCTAAATCAATTGAAGCAATTAGTCATTAATTCACTCACAGAGGAGCCGGTTTCTTCCACTCCTGAGCCGATCGACGGGAAGTTGCTTGGAGAAATTCTAAAATCAAAAATTAAATTCTAATGGAAGAACTGGAAAAATTCAAAAAGGAACTTGACGATCTCGGATCGCAGATCGACAAGAAGCTGGAAGACCACTCTAAGAAGTGGGGAGAGTACAGCAAAGAGGTGAAGGATGCTGTCATGGCAGAGTTAAAACCTGACATGGACAAGCATAACGCTATGGCTGATAAATTCCTGAAGATTCAGGAACAGCTTGATAATATTGACACGAAAATACAGAGATTGCCTTTCGGCTCGAAAGAGGCTAAGAAGGGATTTGCTGACAGCGTGAAAGAGGTACTTACACACCTGAAGGAAAAGGGTAACGGTTCTATCAAGAGTTATCTGGCTGAAAAAGGCCGTACGGGTGAGATTGAACTGAAGATTGACGACATGACGCAGGCAAACTCTTTCGAGAACACTGCTGTCGTGCAGGCACAGCACGTGCCAGGTATCAAGTTTGATCCGGACACTACTTTCAGAGTAAGGGATCTGATCGCCCCCGGAACGACTAACTCCAACAGTATTGAATACGTTGTGGAAGAAGCATATACTGACTCAACTGACATAACGGCAGAGGGCGCAGAATATAAGCAGAGTGATTTTGACCTGAAACTAAAGACTGCAACCGTTCGGAAGATCACCGCTTACATAATCGTTTCTGAGGAAATGCTTGAAGATGTGGAAGGGCT